TTCCACTTGACCGCCTTCACCCCCGGCCGTGTGGACCCCTGCAACTGCCTCTCGTGGAAGGCGTTGTTGATCTCGGTACGCGCAAGACGCATGGCAGCATACGAAGCCCCACCCGGTGTGGTCGGGCTAACGTACTTGTAGACCGTCTGAGACAGCTCTTTTGCCGAAAGGTTAGCGATCAACCCCTCCCGGATCAGGTCCTCAATCTTTCCGTCATGGAGAGCACGCTGCCGATACACCCGCTCGGACAGCTCTCGCTTTTTCCGGGCTGCATCAGACTTCAACCCGGACTCCGCTGCGGCCCTGAGACCGCGTACAAGCGATTCAGCCACCGCATCCGGCAATCCCGCATACGCAACGCGTGTCATTGCCTCTATGGCGCTCTCAGCGGCTGCTTCAGCGTCCTGCACACCCTTGACGACGGTGGGCCGAATCGATCGGGTCCACATAGATCGCTGCATCCGTTTGATAGCCGAGAGTGTTAGGCGAAGCTGAGCAGCTCGAACCTGTCCGCCAACTCCCATCGGCAAGCTATTGATTCGCTTCTGAATAGCGCGAGCTGTTTGCTCAAGAACTCGGATAAGATCACGCTCGGCTCGCGCCTGTACCTTCCGATAAGGTTGAAACTCACTCGGACTCGGTTCCGCCATTGCCGATCTCCTCGTCAACCCGGTCAGCGAAACCGTCAGTCATAGCCTTACGCCGCTCAAACTCAGCCTCTGCGGTCTGTGCGATGCCTTCCGGGAAGGTATATCCCAGCTTCTTGGCTTCCGACCGATAGTACTCCGTGTCGATGACTCCCCGGTCCAGCATGTCGTTCAGCTCGGTAAACCGGGCCTCACGATCGATCGGGACAGCGTTGCCGACCGTGCACTCCACGCCAATGCCCTCGAACGTGGTCTCTTCGTAGGCATCCATCCACATGGTGAGGATGTCGTACCACATCTGGTTCTGCGTATCCAGCAGCAGATCGTTTTTCTCTCCGGCCTTCGCGAGCATCGGGCCAAGTTGCAGAGCCAGCGCGATACCAGACGCTGCCACCTGGACATCGACCGCACCGATGGCGATGTCCGGAGTAGAAGACGCCTGCTTCAACGCTTCCCAGAGACGATTGTAGTGCGCCCCGTAGGAGCCCGAGAGGTCACCCACGCCCTGCAACCGGTCGAACTTCGTACCGTCGTGATGGACCACACGCCCCGGACCGAGTTGCCAGGGAACGGGTTCCTTGGTCTTGGGGTCGATCGGCTGGCTGGCGTCGGTAGCATACATCCCGATCCCCACCAGAGCCAACGACAGATCCTCGTCGCTCATCGTCTGGTTCAGGCCACCCATCAGCCTTTCCAGGCCACGAACCTCGCTCGATCCGAAGGGATCACCCGGCGTGTCGGTGTTCTTGGTGTGGTACACCGGGAGAGACGTAATCTGGGGTGGAAGCGATTCTTGCGGACGAATGACCGTCTCGGGCACATCCTCCGGACCACCCCACTTATCGGTCTTGAAGATGCCTTCTTCTACGGTGATCCCGCCGGTCTCTGTCTTCCGGTACGTGAGTCGTCGGATGCGAGGCCCGTCATTCGTGCTGATCAGCTCCACCAGGTGACAGCCGATGACACGATCCACGTCTTCTTCGTCCGTGATCGGGAAGTACATGCCGGGGTCGAGAGCCGTCAGCCGAAGTCGAGAACCGACCGGCTTGTTTTCGTCGGCCGTGAGGTGCCAGATCTGGTCACCCTGGATCAGCCCGTATCGCTTGGCGCCATTGAATTTGGAGCGGAACTTCTCTCGCTTCATGAAGTCCGAGATGGCCAGCTGTGCCGCTACGGCGTCAGCACCAGTTCCGATCACCACCGGCCGGAAGTCTGCACCGTAGTACCGGTTCGTGGTGTCGATGATCGTACGCGCGGAAGGCACGTAGATGGGGAGCACGTTCGTGCCCCGGAGCGACACCTTGAACGTGTCCGGGACGTTCCAGTAAATCTCTTCGTACGTCTGGTAAGACTGGATGCGCGCAATATCCAGCTCGTCAGGAATCCAACTCGGCTTGGTCCCGAAGAACTCCGCCCCGGTGCTGTACGGGGTGAAGGTGCCAGCCATTTCTCACCTCAACCGTTCATCTCAGCAGTGGAGACGTAAGATCCCCCACCAGCCATGGACTTTCCGAAATACCCACGGAAGAAACGACCCAATGCCTCGACTCCGTGGTTGTCCTTGTCGAGGGGATTCTCAGAATCCGACCGCTGCTCTGACTTGTGCTCCGGCCATCGATAGCCTTCGCGCATCTCCCAGACCAATGTCTGACAATGTGTCCGGTCGATCATAAGGCGTGGCCGACGTTCCGGGTCACCCTCGGGCAGATGGAGATTCTGCACCTTCATTGCTCGGCGGATATGCGATAGCCGAATCTTGATTTCTCCACCAGTGTTCTTGTTGGCTGGGATCCTTAGCTCTCGCTGCATAGTGCGCGTATCATCGGGCTCCGCCGGGTCCGGGTACAGCATCTGGGCCACACGCACCAGGCCGGGGTACTCCTGCTTCAGGTCGGCGCAGACCTCAACCGTATCAAGCTGTGTCCGGCGGAACTCACGGAGCACCCTGATGTCGCCGAACGGTCCGACCTGGATGAACAGGACGACGAAGGGGTTAGTGAACCCGTAGTCAACCGCCATGTACGTAGCCCATGAGGGATCGTAGTCGAAGTCACCGAGGTGGATGTCTTCGTCAAACTCCTTCATGACGATCCCGGTCTTATCGGTGAACTCCGCACCGTACTGCCGGTCGAATTCGTCCTTCGTCAGGTCGGCTTCGGCCTCAACGATCTCAGGATCCTGCCGACCCCCCGGAAAGACGATGTCGTTAGTCCATGACGGGCGCTTCCAAGACTGCCACGTAGGGAATCGGGCCGACTGACCACGCTCGTACAAGTGGTAGAGCAAGCTGTTCTCGGATTTACCCTCCGGAACACCGGAGAAGATGGCAATTCCACGCCGGTCGGACAGCGCAGGCCGGAGATATGAAGCCCACGTCGCCCGCTTATGCCGTCCGGCCTCCACCATCAGCACCCAGTCGAGACCTTCACCCACCAGCCGGTCTGGGTGCTGCGCGGATTTCCCGATAATCTCCGTGCCATTGGCCAGTTTCAGATGCATGTCGCCGGAAGCCGAGTTGTTCACGAACCGAATAGAGTCCTTGTCCAATCCCAGCTTGCGCAAGTCATCGTAGATGATCCGGAATTCCTTCTCCGTGTCCGTGTAGTTGGGGCCGACCACCCACCCCACGGTTGGTGAGAACTTCCCATACTTGCGCTGGATGAACGGAGAGCCCACCAGAGCCCGTGTGGCCATCTCGTGAGCACCGAAGAACGTCTTGCCCCAACGACGACCACACCGCACTACCTTGAATCGCGTACGGTCCTGGTGAAGATCTCGCTGTCCTTCGTGTGGCCAGTAGTCCCAGACCTTGTTGAACAGCGCGGTCTTGCTAATCGTTGGGGCAGACATCAGTTACCTCGGATCGAAATTTCCGTCGAGTTCCGGCGGGAGAACAGACCCTGGTTGCAGCCCGTCGTCAGTCGGATCGATTGCGTAGATGGACATCAGCCGTTCACTCGCGGTAGGAACGTGCGGGGTCGGCTGGATCAACCCTCCCACACCCCCGAACTCCGATCCATCCCGGTACGACTCCTCCGACACCAGCGATTCACTGTCCACCGGAAGCGGAATCGTCTGATGCAGTTCTGGCCGGAGAGGTTCGAGGCCGTACTGCGGTCCTACGGGTTCACTCATTACTTCCTCCGAGCCTTGGCCTTCTTGGTGCCCTTCCAATCGGACTTCGTGGTGTCTTTCCCGTGTGCCCACTTCTTGGCTGCACTGGGAACTGTTGCCCACATGAAGCGCCGTTGCCGCTCAGACTTAAACTTTCCTTTCGCCACCTCGTCCTCCCGGGTTGCTCAGGTCTCCCATGGATGTCTTCAGAAGCTCCTCGGCCTTGTGCAAATCGTCTGCACTGATGACCCCCGCATTGATCAGCGCCACCCGCAACACCGGATCGGTGGGCCACACCACCCGTGACGGGCCCTGAGATGGCTGCTGAGACGTTATCCGCCGGGATTGGGGGTCATGGTCACGCCGGGCACCGAGCGCGGCCTTCATGCCCGATGTACCGGTGTTGAACAGGTGCGCTGGTTGGAAGTCGATGTGCCATTGGTACGTCTTCCCGCACGTGTGGCAGATGTCGTCCTCGTTAATCGTCTCCAGCGTCGTCATCGAACTCCTCTTCCTCCGGCTCTTCCTCTACAATGTCGCCCTCGATGACCAGGTGATCCTGGGGGTCTCCATCGTCCAGCACGATCGCACCAGCCAAAGCCTGGCGGGTGAAATCTTCCGCCTGCAACTCCATGACGGCCTTCGGCTTACCGACAATGTTCTCGATAACGAATTGCGCGGCAGCCAGCTGAGTACGAGCGTCGACAATGGGCTTCCCCTTTTCATCGACCTCCGTGCTCGTCATTAGCTTAACGATCGTTTTGATAGCCGTGTGGGCATGACCGGCGAGAGTACCGAACGTCTCTTCGAGTAGACGACGTTTGGCTTCTTTCTGGATGGTGGGGGTGATCCACGCTGGAGGCCGACCTCCGAAGTTACCCGCAGCATTGCGAGGACGACCCCGGGCCAGTTCCTCGATGTCCCAGTCCTCGATGGGCTTGTGGTACAGCATCTGGATGTCGCGCTCCATCCGACCATCCCGCTTCGCGTTGCCCTTGGCTGCACGGCGAAGCCTGACCCGGATTTGTTTGGGATCCTGGGACAGCTTGCTCTCATCCTTCGGCCTGGCACCAACGTAGTTGGCTTTCCTGGCCGCTCGGGTACGCGGATCGGGCATCAGACATTCTCCATCACAGACGAGAAGGGGACAGCCCCGGCACAACCGAGACCGTCCCCAAACTGTAACGCATTCTCAGCTGCGGCGCATCGGCCCAAGTGATCGAAGCGGGCGCCATGGATCACGGACAGGTTCCGCATCCTTCACGTCGTCCTGAGACGGGCCGAGTCGATCCGGCCTCAACTCCTCGTTCCGGTGCCACTCCACTTCAGAAACGAACGACCTCGGCCTCTCGGCTTTCCGATCCTTCGTCAGCTTCAACCATTGCCCCCAGGTACCGATCATTTGAACGCCTCCAACCACGTGGTGAGCATACCGACCCGATGGTAAGTCGGCATCTTCGGCGTGCAGAACGCGGAGCAATACGTTTCTCCGTCGCCCAGGTCAACCCACGACGTGAGAACCATCCATTCGTTCAGCATCGCATTTTCTACCGGTGTCATGTGGGTCATGTCCTCGGCTTTATATACCTCGCCGCTCTCACGGTCCGGCTCTTTGTATGGTCCCGCTACGTCCGTGAACTCTCGGAGCAGGTCGGCAAGCCGGGTGACAAACTGCTGCTGTCGATCGTTGAGATTTTCAGCCATTCGGCTTCCTCCATCGCTCGCTCCCGGGCACACATCTCCATGATATCTCCGGTGGTGATGTTGAATCCCGTAGAGTCCCCGTGAGCGCGACCCCAGTTCGTATCTCGTACACCCCGACCACACGCCGCGTGCCGGGGTCTGGACTTCCTGACGATATACGCAGCTCCATACCTTCGAACGGTGATCCGTGCCCACCGGCATATTACGTAGAACTTCAAGAACATGATCTACCCTTCGATAGAGCCCAAAGAGGGCGGGAGTGTTGGGACAGAGCGCCCAATGGGACTTACCTCTTCAACCCAACAAACTCCCGCCCTCGGGGGGCAACCTGGCATCACGGAGGAGAATGGGGAAACCTACGTGAGCGGGGTTGCCGGTTCAACGTAACACATTGTTAATGAGTTGGGTCAATCATCACTTGAACGGAGGGCGATCCCGGGCTCCATACCATCCGAAGATCCCACGGTGGGTTATCGCACTCGTCGCGCTGCACGATGGCAACCCGGTTCAACGACGACAGCACGTACCGCACGGCAAGGGCCTTCAGAACGTCGTAGGCGTCCGAAGTCAGCGTCACCGTGCACCGGGCCCGATCCTGCTCGTCCAGCGATCTGGTGACCGCGATACGCTCCTGGATGATTTTGGTCAGATCGGACTGGATGCCGGTCTGCACATCGAGCACGGCTACCGACTGGTCATCAGCCATCAGCTCGATATAGTCGTCATCACTGTCCTCCGGGAAGGTGAACGCCATCTGAGACCACATCTGGGCCTTCAAGAATGCGTCCTGACCGAGCTGGAGGGGGGCACCAGCCAGGTCGATCGTCTCTACCAGGGCGGCATAGTACAGGGCGTTTGCTCGAGCTTGACGCCGGTTACCGGGGTTTTTGAAGGGTGCCCCTTTGTTCACGGCTTCACCTTTTTCGCACGAACGGGTTTCTGCCCCGGGCGAGGCGGAAGCGATGACGATTTCGTGAAGCTGAATGTTGCGAGAGAGGTGCACCGGGCAACGATCTTGTCCCCGTCCAGTCCGGTCTCGCGTACGGTCTTGCTATAGATGGGCGTGGGCTCGGTCATGAGAACCACCCCTTCCCAGGGTGAGAATTACGCGGGTGAGAGTTACCCGGTCGCTGCCCCGTAATCACGCCCCAGCGCTCGCACATCTGGGTCTGGGACGAGGCATCGGTCTCGGTTTCGGCGGCTTGCTGATCGGACGGGTCGACATCATCTTCCTTGGGTGGGTCATTTGCCATAGGACAATCATGTGCTTCTCAAATGAGCCAGTCAAACACCGCCCAAAGCGCCGGTACGGTCGGCAGTGCAACCATCCCCAAGGCCACGACTGCACACCCGTTCTTGGGTGTGGGATGCCCCGTGCAGACGTTGTACGACTTGCCCACGGGAACTCGGATGGTGCCGGTTACCGGGTTCCGCGTGACGTGCTTCTTGCTCACTTAATACGTCCCGTCTTACGCAGCCAGGCGGTCCGAGCGACCAAGTAGGGGATGGCGATAGGGGCGAGCACCACCATAGCCACAGTCGTGGACTGACACCCCTTACCGGGTTTCTCACGTGGAGGGTTTCTCTTTGGATCGTAAGCACCCACGTCGTCAAATCGCTTCTTCATCGCTTTCCTCCACAGAAAAAGGGGGCCGACCACGAAGGCCGACCCCCATCGATTCAGCTGAACAGCTTGAACACGCCGTAGCCAGCACCAGCTGCTGCGCTGACCACACCGCCGATCATCGCCAGAGCGACCACCGCGCAGCCGTTACCGGGAGGCTTCTTGCCGGTGCCCCCGCCACCCTTCTGCGGGTTTCCACCTCGGTCCCAGCTCTTTCCCATGCTCCCGGTGTGGTGGGTCTTGCCCCCACGTCCGGTCTGACCGGGCTTACGCTGCCCGGGGATGTGCTGTGCCATCAGACGATTGCCTCCACGATTCCGTATCCTGCCGCTACCACTACTGCCACGATCCCGGCCAACATTCCGAAGGCCGTAACCGCACACCCGCTGGCGTTGTCGAACTTTCCGCTGCTCTTGTGATGTCCCGACGCCTTGGGCATCCGTCCGTGCTGCTTCGGTACGTACTTCGGGTTGGGCGGCTTGCTTCCGTTCGGGTGTCCCGCCATCAGAACACCATCCTTACGGCCTCGAATGCACCGTAAACCACGCCGCTGGCTACGGCCAGAACACCGCCTGCCATGGCGAGAGCCACCACGGCACAGCCTTTGGCCTTGTGACCGCCCTTGTAGTTGGGGGGTCTTTTGTCGTTCCCCATCTTTAGAACATCCGTCCTCTATGGTGGGTTCCTCGGATAGCCTGGTATCGTACCAAAACTATCCGAGGAGTTTATCCATCAGGCGAACAGCTGAACGATCCCGTACCCGACACCGGTCACTGCCGTGACGCCGATCCCGACCAGGGCCAGGAAGGCACCGAAGCAACCATTGGTGTCTCGGTGGTTGCCCCCAGCGATACGGTGCTCCATGGGACGATGAGGCCGATTACCCTCGTGTCGTCCGTGATCGTTGTGCGGCACGTTGAATCCCCTTCCGTGTGGTGAGGTTTCATTGAAACACACCTCACGGAAGGGCGCAAGTCGATCATTCACCAACGGGTGAGGATCTTCTTCTGCTTCGCGTCGAACTTGACCGGAGGCACCGATCCACCGCTGCACCGACGGAACTCGTACATGGCTGTCTTGCAGGCCGTACGGTGGTACAGGTAGGCGGAGTGCCCGAGCTCATGGACCAGCAACCACCGCTTGGT